AGATATTACAAATAACTATAACGCAGAACACACAAGATTTGGATTATAATGGAGCGAATTATGAACATACTAGCAGGCGTAAATTTATCACAAGTAAACATTGGAGCAATGTTTGATCCAAGACTGGGTCCTAAATATCACTGGAAGAAAGCTCCGGAAGATTCAAGAGATCGTCCATACCAGTTGGTCAATATTACACTGCCTGCCAGTGTTGACCTAAGACCCTATTGCAGTCCTATTGAGGATCAGGGTAATCTAGGATCATGTACAGGCAATGCCATTGCTGGCTGTGTAGAATACGTCAATCGTAGATCAAGTAACAATACTAAAACACACGATGTAAGCAGATTGTTTATCTATTATGAAGAACGTGTGTTAGAAGGTTCGGTACGTTACGATGCTGGAGCATACATCAAAGACGGTATCAAAGTATGCTATACCAAAGGTGCACCGACAGAAACACTATGGCCCTACAACATTAACAAGTTTGCCACTAAACCTACTACCGCTGCCTATACTGATGCATTGAATAGAAAACTTACAAATAATACAACCAACACCACAGTTAACATTACAGGTGTAACTACTGTTTCTAATCAAATTAAAGTAAGCTCAACTACCGGCATGATTGTCAACGGTGCTGTTAGAATAACCGGTACTACTATCAGCAATCTAACAGCCGGAACTTACTATGTAAAAAGCATAGGCACCACTGGTCCACAAAAATGGATCACAGTCAGCACTACTATGAACGGAGCTATTTTTAACGTTGGTTCTACAACATCCGGCACGATGTCTTGTCAAATTATTCCAGGCTATCAAAAAATCAATGACGGCGATGTTAATGCAGTAAAAAATGCCCTAGCTTCCGGATTTCCAGTTGTTATGGGATTTACGGTCTATGACAGCTTTGAATCAGACATAACTAACAACACTGGTATGATGCCATACCCTAACACAGCAAGCGAACAAGTACTAGGCGGACATGCTGTGACTATCGTAGGTTATAATGATAACTTGAACGGTGGGCGTTTTATTGTTCGCAACAGTTGGGGTACAGGTTGGGGCGATCAAGGCTATTTTTACATGCCTTATCAAGTTGTTGCTAATAAAAACATGAGTTCAGATTTTTGGATTGTATGCACAGTTGTTAATCCTTAATGATCCAATAAATATTACATAAGAAAGAGTATACATGACTAATTTAGATTTTCCACAAAATCCCGAACTAGGGCAAGAATACAAAGGACCCAAGGGCAAATCCTATTGGTGGGACGGTGTCAAATGGGCTGTTAAACGTCCCGTCATTGTTACACATAGTCCCGAGCCGGAACCTGTAGTTATTCCCGATCCAACACCTACTCCTGTAGAAATTACAGCGCCTCTAGAATTAAATATGGGCGGGATTGACTTTCCTAACTATCCGGTTGTTGGTGAAGAATTTGTAGCATCCAACGGTGTTACTTATCTATGGGATGGTGTCAAGTGGGTTATTAATCAGAATGTCATTATTGACAATGGTGGAGGCGGCACTGGAAATGGTGGCAATTATGTACTACCAACTGCCACTAACACACGCTTAGGCGGTGTGCGCATTGGCACTGGCATTATCAATCAAAACGGTACGATCAGTGTAGATCTAGCATCAACTAAAGGTGATAAAGGTGATCCTGGAGATCAAGGTCCAAAAGGCGATGACGGATTAAATGCTTATCAGATTGCTCTAGATGGCGGATTTGTAGGTACTATAGAACAATGGCTTGCCAGCATTAAGGGCGATAAGGGCGATAAGGGCGATAAGGGCGATAAGGGCGATACTGGAGCAAGTTCACAATTTATAGGAACATTTGACAGTGCAACTATACTAAGGCTTGCATACCCTAATCCACCAAATAACTATTGGGCATTTGTCAAAGATCCTGATCCAAACATATTACACATTTATCGTCCGGATCCATCCGGCTGGGTAAATGAAGATATCAATTTCCCTAAAGGGGAAAAGGGCGATCAAGGCAATAAGGGCGACAAGGGTGAAACAGGTGATACAGGGTTAACAGGCCCTCAAGGTGTTAGTGTAACCTTACAAGGTACAAAAGCCACAATAGCTGATTTACCTCCAACACCCGCTAATGTCAATGACTATGCTGGACACGGTTGGATTGTTACAACAGGCGACGGACTTACACACCAAAATGGTAGTCTGTGGTTTTGGAATTTAAGCACAGCCGCTTGGAATGATATTGGTCCTATTGTGGGACCACAAGGTGATCGTGGGCCTCGAGGACCTGCCGGAGATGCTGGCACTATTGCTACTAGCGATATAGCAGGTGTTGTAAAAATAGGCAACAACATCAATATTAGCAATGGTGTTATCAGTGTTCCAGTAGCAACTAGTGGCTCATTAGGGGTTGTAAAACCAGGTACAAACGTCACTATAGACGGTGCAGGTGCTATAAGCGTAAGTAAAGGGGCTGGAATAAATACAGTAGCAGATATTCCAGATGTCAATTCAACAACTGGCGGAGCGGCATTAAATGACGGCGCATTGCTAATTTATAATGCCAGTAGTGAAAGATGGGATACAATAAAGAATTTAAGATCCGATGAAATGGATGGCGGGTTTTTCTAAAATACGGAGCGGTCTAAATGGCTAATGAAGCAAATATTATAAAGATTAAACGATCAGGCACTAGTGGCGCACCGGCATCGTTAAAACTGGGTGAATTAGCCTATAGCTATTTGACTGCTAGCGGTAACCCTACTAGCAACGGCGGTGACAGATTATTCATCGGAGCTAACGGTGTTAACGGCGGAACGGGCAATGCCAATGATGTGATCGTCATTGGCGGTAAGTATTTTACAGACCTACTAGATCACGAGCGTGGCGTACTAACAGCCAGTTCGGCACTAGTAGTCGATGGTAACAAAAAGTTAGACGAACTCCTAGTTGATAACTTATCACTAAACGGTAATACTCTAAGTACTACTAGTGGCGACTTAAATGTAATATTATCAGCTAACGGTACTGGTAAAGTACAGATTAATGCAGGTGCTAGTAGTTTTACACTACCCGCTTCAAGAACGGGCGTAAACGGTTATGTACTTACAGCTAACACAGATGGTACAACAAGTTGGGCGGCGGCGGCAAGCACACTAAGTTTAAAAGCAGGAACACATACAGGTGACACTGGTACTGATGCTACTCTCAACTTAACAACAGATGATATAGAATTCCGCGGGGATGCTGGTGCAATCACAACAGCACTATCAAAATCTAGCACACATTATGTAGTAGAAACTAAAGCACGTTTTGCTACTACTAGCGTAACTGGTGTTGCAACATTTAATAGTAATACATTCAGTGTTGGTATTATTGGCGATGTTGATGTTAAATCTGGTGGTATTAGTAATACGCAACTAGCAAATAAAGACACATATTTAGGTAGTACAAAGTTAACACTAGGCGATGCTAGTGGTACAACAAATACTTTAGCAGGTTTAGTAAGCGTAACATTTGACGGATCTACAAGTGGAACATCAGTATTACAGGCTCAAGCCGTTGCTGGAACAACTACATTCACTCTACCAACAACTACTGGTACATTAATCGGTTCAGGTGATTCAGCTACTGTTACCAACACAATGCTGGCAGACAGTACTATTAGTGGTATTAGCTTAGGCGACAATCTAGCAGACTTAACTGTAGGCACTAACTTAAATCTAAGCAGTGCAGGTACAACTTACAACGGCGGCACAGCACAAACTATTAACTTAGATTCAGCACTAACAGGCATTACAAGCATTAGTGCAAGCGGTGGTACTGGTAGCGTTACACTTAACAACGGTACTAGCAACTTAACATTTGATGCCAGCGGTAACTTAGTATTACCAAACTATACATTACCTGCAAGTAGCGGCACAGCAGGACAAGTATTAACATGGCCAGCAACTGGGATGTCTGGCGTATTAGAATGGGCTGATATCAGCACATCATTTACTGTTACTGGTACAACTGGGCCTGGTGAAACACTTGACTTGTTAACAGATACATTTAACACAGTAGGTAGTGACAGTAATCTAAGTGTCGCAGTTACCAAAGACGGTACAACAGTTACATCTACAATCACACTAGCCAGTTCACTAACTGGTGTAAGTATTGATGGGTCAGCTGGATCAGTTGCTAACTCATTAACATTTAGTGATAGCGGTGGTGTAGCATTAAATTCTACATTCAACGGTAGTGCGGCAACGACTATTGACTACAGTTCAGTAGGTGCGGCACCTAAAGCTGGTTCGAGTGATATTACTACAGTCGGTACATTAACAAGTGGTAGTATTGGCACTGGCTTTACAGCTATTCCAAACTCAGCATTAGAAAATGACTCAGTAACAGTTGGTACAACTGAAATCAGCCTAGGCTCAAGTTCAACTACACTTGCAGGACTAACACAAGTTGATATTAACAATATTCGTATAACTGGTAACACAATCAGCAGTACTGATACAGACGGGAATGTTGTACTTGATCCAAATGGTGCTGGTACTGTTAATGTTAGCAGTGCTAGAATTACCAACTTGGCTGATCCAACTAGCGCACAAGACGCGGCAACCAAAGCCTATGTTGATGCTACTCGTTCAGGATTAGATGTTAAAGATTCAGTACGTGCGGCAACAACAGCTAACATCACACTAAGCAATACACAGACTATTGACGGTGTTGCACTGGCAGTTGGTAATCGTGTTCTAGTTAAGAATCAAGATACCGCAAGTGAAAACGGTATTTACGTAGTTGCCAGCGGTGCATGGACCAGAGCAACTGATGCAGATAATAGTCCAGCAGGCGAAGTCACTAGCGGCATGTTTGCATTTGTTGAACAAGGTACAGTTAATGCTGACAGCGGATGGGTATTAACTACAGACGGTGCCATTACACTAGGTACAACCAGTTTAGCATTTGTACAGTTCAGTGGTGCAGGACAAATCACAGCCGGCGACGGACTAAGCAAAACTGGCAATAGACTAGATGTAAATGTTGCTAATGGTATTGAAATATCTGGAGATAACGTACAGCTAGCAAGTTCAGTAGCAGGTAATGGTTTAACATACACAAGTGGTGTACTTGATGTAGTTGGTACTAGCGATCGTATTAGCGTAAGTGCTAACGCTATTGACATTAGCACAAACTATGTTGGACAAAATACAATCACTACAATAGGTACTATTGGAACTGGTACTTGGCAGGGCAATGTAGTAACTTACGCTTATGGTGGTACTGGACAATCTAGCTACGCCAAAGGTGACTTGTTATACGCAAGTGCATCAAACACACTGAGCAAACTAACTGCTGGCACTAACGGGCAGACTTTACAGTTACAAGACGGTCTACCTGTTTGGGCAGACTTGGATGGCGGTACATACTAATGGTAGCACCAGCTTTAACAATCAACGCAGGCGTAACTATTAACGCTGGAGTAACCTTGAACGGGTTTGCTGGTGGCGCAGTAACGCTGACATCAGGAACTAGTCTTGGGTTCAATGGCACCGGAAGTTTTGTTCAAGTAACCGGTACAACTACAGATTGGATTCTAGGGGATAGTTGGTGCATTGAATGGTGGGAAAAACTTCCAGATGCCGGCAATGATGCGTACCGCGGAGTTATAGCACAAAGTGTTTTTAGTGGTTTAGATATATGGCACAATGCTGGTTCTATAAATGTAAGTAATGCCCAAATACAATTTTATCAACCAACACCGGGCGCATGGCATCACATAGCTGTACAAAAAGACGGATCTACTGTTACGGCCTATATCGATGGAGTTTCTCAGACAATAACACGTAATGATGGTGGTAGCACATTTACTAATAGTTCACAAAATATAATTATTGGTGATAGAACATTTGACGGTACTAGCCCAATTAGCCAAAATTTCGTTGGACAAATTGCCAACATTAGAATCAGTAAGATACACCGTTATTCAGCAACATTCACTCCACCGACCACAGTAGTAACAGATTCTAACACTGTATTAGCACTAGATAGCTCTATAGGATCGAGCGGTATGTTAGACGATGTTAGCCCGAGTAATCATACCATTGCTAATAACGGCGTTGTATTAACAACAATAACCTAATCCCTTTAAAACAATAAATACTACATCAGTATATACTGTGTAAAGAATACCTCGCTTGATAGCGGATTATAAAGGGATGCCACATGGCAACAACGCCAAACGTCGTTAAGTTTAAACGAAGTTCGGTTGCGGGTAAAGTACCAGCAACAACAGACTTAAATCTAGGTGAAATAGCCTTAAACACCTATGACGGTGTTGCATACCTTAAGAAATCCGTATCGGCAGTAGAAACAGTAGTAAAACTTCAGCCGTTCCCAACAGGCGGAACTAACGGACAGATCTTATCCATTGACAGTAATGGAAACTTAATATGGTCAACTAGTAATTACGTAACATCAACTAGTTTAGCTAATACCCTAGGTTCATATGTAACAAATACAAGCCTAAACTCAACATTAAGTAGTTACATAACATCAACTAGTTTAGCTAATACCCTAGGTTCATATGTAACAAATACAAACCTAATCTCAACAATAGGTAGTTACAATTACATAACCTTTACATCGTTGAGCATAGATACTCCTGCCGCAGCCAGCGGTGGTGGTAGCATAGCATACAGCAATACAACAGGCAAGTTTAAGTATACACCCCCAGACCTAAGCAGTTTTATTACATCCGGTGTTGCTACCCTAAGCAGTTTAACATCAATTGGCACAACAGGGGTAGATACTACTGCCAAAGGTAATTTAATAGTCAATGGAAACTTAAAAGTTGACGGTAACACAACAACGCCCGGGGACATTTTAGTTAATAATATCAGTGTAGCTGAAAGTCTGACCAAAGCCGTTTTTTTGTATCAAGACGGAGATTTGACAATCTACACAGGAACTGTAAGATGGTATGCAAGTCAACCGGTCACTGTAACTAAAATTATAGCAAGATTAGCACGAGCAAGTGATATTGGGGTTACTTTACAAGTTCGTAAAAATGGAACAGTGATCAACACTATCAATATAGACGGAAACTCTCTAAAAACCACTATATCAACTGGATTATTTAATATGGCAGTAGATGATTATCTCACTGTAGATACTACTGCCATTGGTAATGCCAACAACACCGGGTCAGGATTAAGTGTACAATTCAGCTATTACTATAGCTAAATATGTAAGCAATAAATATTCAATATTTAAGGAACGAACATGTCAGTATTATTCACACAACGAGGGGAAAAAATAGCTCTTCAAAATCTAGTAAATCAGTCAGCACCTCAAACATTAATTTTGAGATTGTATTCAAATAATAAAACTCCTACAGAACTGGATGCCGCTGTTGACTACACTGAGGTGAGTGGGTATGGATATTCCAGTACTACGCTAACTCCCAATAATTTTACGTTCGTAGAAGGTACGCCAACTACTGCAACGTATCCTACTATTACCTATACATTTACAGGTGCTGTAGGATACATTTATGGATATTTTGTTACACAAGCAAGTTCAGGAAACTTGGTATTTGCTAATAGATTTACCAATGCTCCAATTCAAATTGCCAATAATGGCGACCAAATTCGCGTTACGTTAACTATACAATTACAAAACGCTTGATAACATGACACAAGTATCTTCCATACTGCGGGTTGATAGGGTTAGAGAAACATGTACAGCAAGTTCGCCTGGTACATATTCTCTAACTGGGGCTACCCTTGGATACGGAACATTTAGTGCAAACGTACCCGATGGTAGTATCATAGACTACGGTGTGACGCAAACAGCTGGGGCTAGTTGGGAAAACGGTGTCGGGATATATCATTCAGGTACTAACACAGTCACTGTTACTACTGTCACTAGTAGTTCAAATGCAGGTAGTCCTATTACATGGACTGGACAAAGTATAACAATTTTTGTGTCATTAAATGCTGCCAGTGTGACCGAAATCCAAAATAGTTCGTTTGTGTATAGTATTATTTTTGGATAAGATATGATATTAGGGACAGAAGCCGTCGGCATACTTAGTATTGGATCGGATCAAGACACAATTTATGGGCCTGCAAACTACTCGTTTGACGAGAAAGGCAATCTTAAAATCAGTGTTGCTGTAGTATACAATAATGTATACAATGAAACAACTGGATACAACGAAGAAGATAGTGCTAGTTTAACAATAAGCGGTCAATCACAGTGGGGTTACATCTACACCCAAGAAAGTCTACCAAAACTCCAACTTTCCGGTACGGGTATTGTCGGTTTTGTATATAACAGGGTTGACATAGCATCACTAAACATACATGCAGATTCTGGGTATACAGCTCTGTATAATGATTTCCAAGCTACTAGTTTAAAATTATCAGCGCAGAGTTTAATGAGTAATTATACATTTAACGTACAAGAGTATGATCAACAGCCAGTTAAATTAAAAATCTCAGGCACAAGTGAAGATTGCTATCTAGGTGTAGCAGATAGAGGAGCAGGTGCAGGTAATTCAGGTCCTGTACAAATTTGGATAGGGTAATTGATACAGTCGGATACTCACTAATATTCTAATAAATACTAGATAGGAGCGAACAATGCCAATACAAACAATCAACACCGGAACATACGCAAATGACGGCACAGGCGAGGATCTTAAATCAGCCTTTGATAAAGTCAATGCTAATTTTGCATTTTTAAACACAGAAATCAATGTTGGCAACGCTACTAACCTTGGCGGTGGCACTGCATTATTTGCACAAAAAAACAGTCTTAATTTAGAGTTTAAAACCTTAACTAGCGATGACGGCACAGTTGCAATAACGCACACAGCCACTACAGTTAATTTAGAATCAACTGCTAAAGTAGAAAGCGATACCGATCCGCACCTAGGCGGAAATTTATTCCTAAACGGACACATTATTAACGGTGGTAATGGTACAGGTGATGTGCAATCTACAGTCCACGGAATTGATATTCGAACTGTAAACGCCCTATTAGAAATAGCTATTGTTACAAATACTGTAGATTTAGAATTTGGTTCTAATAGCTCTGCTGTTGAGTTCCAAACAACTCCACTTATAGACCTCGGGTCTTTTGAATTCCCATCAACAACTAATTTAGATTTTGGCCGAATCATTTAAGCATTTTTGCCATAAATACTTAAAACGAGACAAAGTATGGCACTAAATGTATGGACACAGCCTTCCGGCTACTCATTTGGACTAGTTCAAGAAAAGGTTACGGTCAACCTAAGTTTACCAACGACTAATGATAGCGGCGTTACTTACCGAGTTATTTCCGGAGCATTACCCCGAGGACTGACAATCGACGGTAACCACATTGTAGGAACCCCCTTTGAAGTTAGCCGTATTACAAACTATACATTTTGCATTCGTGCTAAGAATATAGCCAACGAGTTTTCAGATAGAACTTATAAGATAAGTGTCGACGGTCCAGACGAACCGGTTATAACTACACCCGCAGGTACTCTTGCAATAGGAGCTCATCAGCAGTTCTTTGTGCTCGATGGATCATTTGTTGATTATCAAATCGAAGCATTTGATCAAGATACTACTGCGGGACAAACACTAACATATTTTATTGCCGCAAATGACGGTGTGCTTCCTCCGGGACTAGTTCTAACTGACTCGGGGAGAATTACAGGGTTTATACAACCAACAGTTGCGTTAAGACCCGAGGACGGTACTGGTACGTACGACAACAGTTATTATGATGCTTATGCTTATGATTTTGCAGTAAGGCCATCAAATGGATATGATAGCTTTTTCTATGATAACGTATTTTATGATTATAGCATTGCCACTACACAACCTAAAAAATTAAATCGAATTTTTGAATTTACCATAACTGTCACAGACGGTGATAGTATTATAAAAAGAACTTTTAAAATCTATGTAGTGGGTGATGATTATTTCCGAGCTGACAACACTCGAGTACTTGATGAAGGGCTATTTACTGCCGATGTAACTTATCTAAGATCACCTATTTGGCTCACTGCCAGTAAACTAGGAACATATCGAGCTAATAACTATATCACGCTAGTACTTGACACATATGACACTGAAAATGTAATTTATAATTATGAACAAGTAAATGCAGATATCACTGCGGTGACCCTGCGTCTTGCAGAGGGCGATAATCGTCAATTTAATAATCATGTTACGATCGCCAATCCAGACGCTACTCCTGTATATGGGCAATATCTAACATTTGCCAACGAAGTATTTGGCAATGATGTTAATACTAGCAAAGTATATCAAATTAGTCATGTGGCAACATTAGGTAACGGACATTACAGATTAACCTTAACTGAAAATTTAACTGTTAGTATTCCCGACGGTGTTGAATTTTTTATAGGATCAAGAAGCACTCTACCCCCTGGATTGGCATTTGATATACCAACTGGAGAACTATATGGTGTCGTTCCCTATCAGACTGCTGTCACAAAAACATATACATTCACAGTAACAGCCAAACGACTAAGCGATAATACTGAAACTGTTAAATCTGCAAGAAAATTTACAATTGATATCATCGGTGAAATCGACAGTGTCATTACTTGGAATACCAAGCCCGACTTGGGATCTGTTGATGCAAACTATATATCAACATTAAGCGTAAGCGCATCAAGCACTATACCAGATGCTATCGTGCTATACTATGTTAAAAGCGGACAATTACCCCCGGGGTTAAGTTTAGATCTAAGCGGAGAAATCGTAGGCAAAGTAAATCAATTCGGGTCTCCGGGCATTGCAGGATTGACTAGATTTTTCGATCAACCTCCACATGTGCCAGCTAAGATTTTTACAACATTCGATAAGGGTATAACTACTTTCGATCGAGTTTATAACTTTACGATCGAAGCAAGAGATCAATTTGGGCTTAGTGCTGTTACAAGAAAATTTACAGTTTTAATTAACACCCCAAATCAATTAGTTTATAGTAATCTTAAAGTACAACCATTTTTAAAACTCGACCAACGAGCTCTGTGGAAAACATTTATTAATGATAATACTGTGTTTACTCCCAGTAGCATATATAGACCTAATGACAAGTATTTTGGTATCCAACCAGAATTATCCATGCTGGTGTTTGCGGGCATAGAACAAAAATCAGCCGCTGAATATGTAGCGGCGATCGCTCGAAATCATAAACGCAAACGTTTCCATTTTGGGCAAGTTAAAAAAGCAACTGCTATACTTTCCGGAACTAGCACAGTGGTATATGAAATAGTCTACGTTGAAATGATTGACCCTATGGAACCGGGTGGCAATAGATTACCTCTTGAATTAAAAAATATTGGATTACAAACAAAAACAATCACAGTTGACAACAGCACAGCCATATGGCAGGGCGGGTTCGCTGGTGGTTTTGACGAGAATGGGAAACCGTTAGAAGGCATGCAACAGGCTATGAATTTATATATAAACGGGGATAAAATTAATAAGTTAGCTGTGGCGGCTCCCGATAGCACACGCCCTGATCCGATCATAACCGTTGACAGTAACAGTTACATTGTAAGCAATAAAAACTCCGGTACATTCTATCCAAACAGTATTAGCAACTGGAGAGACAGAATTGCACAAGTCGGCTCTAAAGAACGTAATTATCTACCCTTATGGATGCGCAGTATACAGCCGGGAACTAGACAAGAATTAGGATTTAAACTAGCAATACCACTGTGCTATTGTAAAGCAGGCACAGCAGACGATATAATTTTAAACATAAAATATAGCGGATTTGATTTTAAATTATTAGATTACACCGCAGATAGATACATAATAGATTCTGTAGAGGGTCAAACAACCGATAAATACCTAGTATTTAGAAACGATAGGATAACCGTATGACAACACCATTAAACGCTAAAATTGCACTTATTGATCAAACTTACCCAGTAGCTGGGCAAGATAA